AATTTAAAATTATCTGTACCACTAGACCCTGCCAACACAGACTACCAAGCAATCCTTGAATGGGTGGAAGATGGCAACACAATAGAGGAAGCTGATTAATGTTAGGTGCATCTACATTTGCTGAAAGGGCTTTTTCTGATCAAGCCATTCTATTAGCAGGTGTGTCCGAAATGAGTGGTATTGCATCATCTGCAAATGCAGGTGTGGGTATTATGTCTGGTGTTTCTACATTAGTACCTGCATTTACCCAAACATCAACAGGAACTTTTATAAGTAGTGGAGCTAATGCAGAACTAGATTTTAGTTATACAAAAACATCTGTAGGTGTGAGGTTAAGATTAGGTGACGCAACTTCTACATCAGAGTTTACACAAGACACAAATCTCAATATAATAGCATCAGGTGTTGCAACAAAAACAGGAGTTTTTACTCAAACATCAGCTGGAGATTTATTGTTTATAAATATAACGCCAGATGCAGATGAAACATACACTACAATAACACCATCAGGTGCAGAAACTTGGACAGAAATAGAAGTATGAGGTAAAAATGGCTAGTACATATACAAATAACAGTGGTTTAGAAAAAATAGGTTCTGGTGAACAAGCGGGTACTTGGGGTGACACAACTAATAATAATTTAGATATTATTGATAGAACAGTTAATGGAGTTTTAAGTCTTACAGTTAGTGGAAACACAACATTAACAGCAAGCGATGGAACATTATCTAATGGCCATTATAAAATTATAATACTGGGAGGCACTCCTTCTGGTGCTTTTAATTTAACTATAGATCCTAATGATCAACAAAAATGGTATATATTTAAAAATAGCACAGGACAAACAGCTACCATCAAACAAGGTGGAGGTAGTGGGACAACTGTTGCTATTGCCAATGGTGCTACCAATATTGTTTATGCAGATGGCGCAGGGTCAAACGCCAATGTTGCTCTAGTGCCTACTGATTTGGTTAATGATACTACACCACAGTTAGGTGGTAACTTAGACACAAATGGCAAGTCTATATTATTTGGGTCTAGTAAATGGTCTATAGAATTAGATACAGGTGATAATGATTTATTATTTAAGTATAATGGCACCACAGTATTCAAACTAGCATCTAGTGGTGCTGTAACATCAGCAAATAACATAACAGCTTATGGAAGCCCATAATGGCATTAACAGGTTCAGGAACTATATCAGCATCAGATATTAGGGCTGAATTTGTAGGCGGTAGTAGTGCCGTTGATATATCTAGTTATTTCCGTGGAGCCAACACTAACGTAAAAGCTAACGCAGCAAATAATACAGCAACTAACTTAGCCGCTGGAATACCAACTAGTGGAGCTATAAGTTTTAGTGATTTTTATTCACAGGCAAAGGGTTGGAGAAAAACATTTTCTTCTAATTCTACACAACAATCAGGAACGAGTATATTTGGCGATGATTACGCAGTAGACTATCCTAAAGAAGTTGTAGTAAACTCTAGTGTTAATTTATATAGCACTGCATCTGGTACACCTGCTTTAGAATTTCCTTCTGGTGGAGCAGGATCTATAACAGTTACTAATTCAGGAAATATATATGGTCAAGGCGGTTCTGCTGGTCAAGATGGCGGAACTGCAATCAAAGCAGATGTAGCAATAACTGTAGTCAATAATAGTAGTTCTAACATCAAAGGCGGTGGTGGAGGAGGCGGCAATGGCGGAGCAGGTGGTGTAGGCAGCGCTTCAACAGCTGCTCAGATATCAAGTGTTGTAGATAAAGTAGGAGATAAACCTGACTTTGTTTCATATTCTGTATTAACACAGTTTGGACCAAGAGCATGGTCTGGTATAGGCAGCGGTGAATGGGGATTAAATGTTCAACAAGGAACATCTGCTAGTTCTACTATATCAAACAGAGGGCCAATGTGGTATTCATTTCAAGTTAATACAGCAGCAGAATATTCTTTGTCTTCTTCCATATCAGATCCTTTTCCAGAAGACGGACAAACAGGACATCGTGGTACACCTGTTGTTAACATAAGCACAGCCGAAGATACAAAAAGCCAAGGGCAAGGCGGAGCAGATTATGGAAGCGGTCTTTCTTGGAGTGGTGTTAAAGCAAATTTAGCAGCAAACACAACTTATTATTTTTGTAATTATACACAAGGACCATATGGAAGCTCTACTCCAAATGGAAATTTCTTTTATAATAATATGAATTCTTCATTATCCCTTGCGGTTAATGTTCCGTCAACTGGTGGTAGTGGCGGTGCAGGTGGTGTTGGTCAAGGCTTTGCTCAATCAGCCACAAGTGGTGGTAGTGCAGGAAGTGCAGGAACAAATGCAGGTGCAGGTGGTGCAGGCGGTGCAGGCGGTGCATTAGGAGCTAATGGGACTGCAGGATCTGCTGGGGGCAATGGCTCTGGAACAACTATATCTTACCCATCAACAGCTCCTACAAATGGAGCAGCAGGATCAAGTGCTGGATCTGCTGGGTATTACATATTAGGGCAAAGTAATGTATCATTAACAAACAATGGTACTGTAGCAGGGAGAATAGGTTAATGCCATTTACATCTTTAAAATACAAACCTGGAATTGTTTCTGATATTACTGCTTACACTAATGAGGGTGGTTTTGTTGATGGTGATAAAGTAAGGTTTAGATTTGGTTTTCCAGAAAAATTTGGTGGTTGGTCTAAATATACAACTAACACATTTCAAGGCTCTGCCAGACGATTGCATAATTGGGTAGCACTTGATGGCTCTGATTTTCTAGGTATAGGTACTGAGTTAAAATATTATATTGAAGAAGGTCAAACACTTAACGATATTACTCCAATTAGAAACACTACAAGTGCTGGTGATGTTACTTTTAGTGCAACAAATGGATCAACAACGATTACTGTTATAGATCCTGCTCATGGGGCAAATGAGAATGATTTTGTAACATTTTCTGGTGCTGCCTCATTAGGTGGAAACATAACTGCAGCAGTGTTAAATTCAGAATATAAAATTGTTTCATTAATAAGTTCTAACTCTTATACAATAACTACTACAGCTACGGCTAATAGTTCAGACACTGGTAATGGTGGCGGTAGTATTGTAGGAACATATCAATTAAACACAGGATTAAATACAACTGTTGGAGGTACTGGTTGGGGAGCAGGACAATGGAGTGGTACGACAAGTAGTGCTTTATCAACACAACTCAATGAAGCCTTAGATAACAGTGAAACTGCTATTGATGTAGATGACGAAACTGGTATGAACACAGCTAATGATGTTATATTAGTTGATAACGAACTCATGCTTGTATCGGCAACAACTGATGACAATACAATGACTGTAACTCGTGGACATAGTGGTACAACAGCAACAACTCATGCAGACAATACACTTGTACGATTAGCTGTTGGCAATATTTTACCTACAGATGATTTTGTTGGTTGGGGTAGTGCCGCAGCAATTACTGTACCTGGCGCACAAATTAGATTATGGTCACATGATAACTTTGGAGAAGATTTAATTCTTAACCCAAGAGATGGTGCTATTTATTATTGGGATAGAACAAACGGTTTAAGTGCTAGATCCATAGAATTAAGCACGATTAGTGGCACAAAAACTAGTGTACCACAAAGAGCTAAACAAGTCCTTGTATCAGACCAAGACAGACATGTTATAGCTTTTGGATGTGATGGATTTGGTGCTTCTGCAACAGCCACACAAGGCAATGGCGTGCAAGACCCGTTGTTAATTAGATTTTCATCTCAAGAAAATCCTATTGATTGGTTTCCAACAGCGTCTAATACAGCAGGTGATTTAAGACTTGGTGGTGGATCAACCTTTGTTCAAGCTGTAGAAACAAAACAACAAATACTTGTGTTTACTAATAAAACACTACACGCTATGAAATTTATTGGTCCTCCATTTACTTTTGGACTTCAAGAACTTTCTAAAAATATAACAATTATGAGCCCTGCTTCAGCTATTGCTGTTGAAGACAATGTTTTCTGGATGGGTGTTGACACATTTTATTTATACTCTGGTGGTCAAACACAACAATTACCTTGCACTGTTAAAGATAAAATATTTTTAGATTTTAACTTTGAAGAAAGCGACAAAGTTCATGCAGGAGTAAATTCTGAATTTGGTGAAATATTATGGTTTTACCCAACAAAAAACAACACAGAAATAGACGCTTATGTAGCATACAATTATTTAGAAAAAGTTTGGTATTATGGCACGCTTGCAAGACAAGCATGGATTGACAGAGGTATTAGAAGATTACCTATAGCAACAGGTGGTCAATATTTATATAACCATGAAACAGGTTACGATGATGATGGTTCTGCAATGACATCTTTTATTGAAACAGCACCAATAGATATTGGTGAAGGAGACAAGTTTATTTTTCTTAAACGAGTTATACCTGACATAAGTTTTAATGGTTCTACCGCAACAAATCCAGATGTTAATTTTACAATGAAAGTAAAAAATTTTCCTGGTTCTAATTTTAGTCAAACACAAGATGGAAATACACAACGATCTTCTACAAGTCCAGTAGAGCAATTTACAGAAAAGTTAGATTATAGACTTCGAGGTAGAGCGTTTGCTTTACGAATAGATTCAACATCGTTAGGAACTAAGTATAAACTTGGTACTCCACGAGTTGATATTAGAGCTGATGGAAGAAGATAATGTTAGTAACTAGTATTCCTCAATACATACAAGGTTTAACAAATGCAAAAGTTGATTTAACCTCAACCGATCTTACTGTTTTATATACTGCACCTAGTGGAGCAGACTTTAATGCTTCTATTGTAAATTCTATAATAGTTTGTGACGACAGTAATAACGGAGACACAATTACAGTAACAATAACAGATGCAAGTAATAATGTTTTTGTTTTATTTGATGTTAAAACTATTTCGGGTCACGCAACAGTTGAATTATTGACAAGAGACTTAGTTTTACAAAGTGGTGAAATATTGAAAGTACAAGCTACAACAGCAAATAGACTACATGTTGTAGCAAGTATACAAGAGTTATCTAAGACAAGAGTAACAACAAGTGCATTAGCACAGATATAGGATTGAACTAGTAAAACTTTCATGGTAAGGTATTAAACATGGATCAAGCGCTTAAACAAGAAACCATACCTGCAGGCGGCATTGCAGATTTTGTAATGACGGATGAGCAGATTGAACAGCTAGAAGCCGAAGAGCTTAGAGAGCAGTTTGGCACAAATGGTATTGCTCAGTTCTCGGATGTTGGCAGGAAGATGGCTAACTTCGGTCGTTATGGTGATGATACCGTGGCCCACGTTGAAACAGGCGAGCTTATCGTCCCACGGGCCTTGATTGAAAAGAACCCACAATTAAAAGAAAGTATCTTCAAGCATCTAAAAGAATTAGGTGTAGAAGATCCCGAAAGATATGTTGTTGGTGAAAGTAAAAACAGTTTGAACCCTACAACAGGATTACCTGAGTTTTTCTTTAAGAAGATTTTTAAATCGGTAAGTAAGATAGCCAAAGGCGTAGGAAAAGCTTTAAAGAAGGCTGCTCCTATTATAATACCTATGGCACTTAATTACTTTGCTCCCGGATTAGGTACTGTTATGTCAGGTGCACTTGGTGCAGGTATTACCACTTTAGTTCAAGGTGGTAGTGTAAAAGATGCTTTTAAGTCTGCGCTAGTGGGCGGAGCTACCGGAGCTGTAGCGGCAGGATTTTCTGGCCCCAAAACAGGTACTGCAGGATTTATGGATAATATATCTGCTGATGTTAAAATGGGTACTACTAATGTACAAAATGCTTTCACTCAAGGCAGTTTTGAGCCCTTAACAAGCTCAACACAACCTAGTATTAGAGATTTGTTTAGTGAAGAAACAAGTGTTTCTCCAGATAGCACCACTTTATATGACGGCACTAAAGCTGAAAGCATGTTTCCTGATGGTAGGAACCTTAGTGCCAAAAGTACCTTGACACCTGAATTACAAAACCAAGCTCAACAAGTTCAAGCAGGTATGTTTGAAGATCCCGCTAAATTCATAGACGTAGGTAAACCTGATCCCAATATTCTTAAATATAATCCTTACAGAAATCCTGCGGCAGGGTTAGACCCAAAAGTTACAGCCGGAATAGATGGTGGAGTCAACATTGGTACAGGAACAACAACTATAGGCGATAAGCTTGGCTTCAAGATGCCTCAATCTTTTAAAGAGGTCGGAGACTTTATAATGCCCCCAGAGGCAAGCACTCAAACCATTCAAAACGAAGCGTCTAAAATATTAGCGGGTGATACTACAGGAAAAATGACATATAAGCAGGCTTTTGATTTAGCAAAAGAACAATTAAAGCCTAGCTTTCTTAGAAAATACGGTCCGAGTGCCGCGTTACTTACTGCAGCTGGCGCAGCTGGTGGTATGTTTGACGCTCCCGAAGAAGAGGAATCAGGTCCTGTCAGGACAGGCTTAGATGTATACAGAGAAAATCCTGAAGCATATA